GGCGTTGGCCACGAACCAGCGCGCCGACTGGCCATTGGTGGTCGGCGGAGCGACAATCACCATCTGCGCGGACGGCCATACCTCACAGTTCCAGCCATCAGACCCGCGCAGCTCGACGGCTTCGTTCCAGGCATCCTCGATCGGATACGAAACCGCCGAGGGCGAAAGCGCCGCATAATCACGCTGGATGGCCTGAGAGAGCGGCACAAACCCGATATTTGTAGCAATAACGACATCGCCGCCAGCCCGGATGTGTGCCTTACTGCCAAGAGGCTTGCCGATGCGGTAGGTGTTGACCTGGGACCAATCGGTGGCATCGTTCGGATTGCTGCCCTGGAAGACGACAACCTCGCCCTCCGTGGTGATGAAAATGCATTGCTGCGACAGACCGGAACCGCCAGAGCCTGAATCCAGCGACCAACTGGAGCCGAACAGAAGCGACCCACCTCGATTGAACACGCCGCCGAGCGGAAGTTCGGAGGCCGTTCCGGTCATGCTGTCAACCGGCAGATACCATGCCGAAAGCGAATTCTTCTCCACGAAGAACAAGCGGTTCTTGAACGTCCAGACGTAGGTCAGGTTTCGAGTATCAACACCCGTAAATGCACCGAAAAGCAGCGTTATAGTGCCGTTGACCGTCGCCGAGCCGGTGATTGGGTCGGTTAGCGCCTCATTGTCGCGGAATGGGCCGCCGGTCAGGTAGGTTGCAACACCATTTGCCGTGGCCGAACCGCCCACCGCATCGGTGATGATCTCGTTATCCTGAAATGTTCCGGTCACGCTTTTCAGCGTCAATGTTCCAGTTACGCCACCATCGACATCTGCGTCTATGATGCCCGTTGCGCCGGATGTTCCGCCCGTAAGCAATTGCCCGAGCGTGAAATTCGAAGTCTGGGCGTCATAGCCGAGCGTGTATTTGACCGGCAATTGCGTGACATTGCCGAGCCACAGCGCGCCGACTGAAGTCGTGCCAGTAACCTTGCTGATGGTCGCCTTAGCACCTGATGTGCCTCCGGTGACAACCTGGCCAACCGTGAAAGCCCCCGTCCCGCCATCGAAGGCAAGCGAATTCAGGTTTTCACTGGTGATCGGATACCAATTCGTTCCGTCGTAGACCTTCATCGGGTCGGTGCCGTTCACCATGACCAGAAAAACGCCCCCGGAAGTCGCAAACTGAACAACAATCCAGTTTCCGCCCGTCTGGCCGGTCACGACCTCCTTGCCGAGCGTCGAATCCTCGCCGAACGTGTCGCCCGTATCTGTCTCAAGCACATCGCCAAGATCTGTGCCGAGCGAATAATTGTACGGCGTGGTGATGGTCGTGATATCGTAGATGGCGTTTTCCGTCGCTCCAAACAATTGTTCGGTAGCGCCGACGACATAGCTGAAGATGGCAGTCGTTGCCTTCGTGCCGTCTCCCAGCGTCGAATATAGCTCCGTCCCGCGGCGTATCTTCGCGCCCCGCGAGGTCGGGAACAGGTTTTCCAGCATGAAGGCGCCGGGGGGCATCTGCTGGCCATTGGGCTGCGCAAGGTTTCTGTTCGCAATCCAGCCGCCTGTGGGGGCTGGAAACGAATACATATCCGAGCGGCGCTTGATGGCGTATGGAGCAGGCCTCCTCATGGAGCAATCACCATCCCTGGCCAGCTCATGTTGGGCGAATCCGGGGTCAGATTGAGATTGGTGGAAACCGGACGCGCCGAACGATCGGCCGCGATGTCGCGCTCAAGCTGCTTTTCAAACGTAGCCAGTTCCTCCGCGTAACTCAGCCCCTTGAAGGAGCGCCACTGCCAGATCATGGCAAGACGCAGCAAGCGATCAGGCAGGCGGAACGTATCGCCATCCTTGCTGACTGCGGTCTTGAACGTGCCATCGGTCGCATCGGAGACCCAGGCATTGGAGAGATACTCGATCGATGCAGTTTCACCGGTCGGCGCCCCGACAATCTGGATATTGCCGCCAAACATGCGCCAGTAGCCGGGAAAGCGGACACCCGGCATCACAAGCAGCTCGTGCCAGATATCGGGCGAAACCGGCCCAATCATCGGTGTAAGCCTGGAACCCGAGCGCCACAGCGATGCCGTGGGCGAAGTCCTGTCCCAATCCAACGGAAATGGCACGGACTGGCCATCCGTCCCGTCGGACGTAAACGTGAACGTCGTCTGGAGCGCGCTCCAATCATGGCGTGAGGCGATATCCTGACCAACATCGGTCAGTATCTCCAGAAGGTTGGTCACCTGCGGATCAGTCGATCCAACCAAGGTCGTTGGCGGATCGGTGATGCCCAATAGGCGCACAGCCCTCTGGAGCAATTCCAATGCGGTCATGGACATCGCTCCAGTTCAGTCTCAGGCCGCGACCTGTTCCTCTTTGCGGGGACGGCCTGGGCCGCGCCGCTCGGGTTCGGAATTCATGGCCTCGACCTTGGAGGCAAGTTCGCGGATGATCCGGTCCTGCTCTTCGATCTTGGCCTTCATTTCGAGGTTTTCGCTGGCAAAGCGCTGCACGTCGGCGCTGCCCTTGGCCTTGGCGATGAATGCCTTCGCTTTTTCAACAAAATCACGGGTGCCGGGGCCGATACGGCCGATGGCAATGTCGTCCAGTTCGGAAAGCTGCTCGATGGTGTAGACGTTGAAGTGGTTGAACTGCTTGATCTGGGACGGCAGCATGATCGGCCACTGATTGAGCGGCGTGCCGGTGAACGTCCGTTCGATACCGCGCTTGAATACGGCGTACTCTTCCGGGAAGCGCTGGCGCTCCATGTCCGTGACGGGCTTGGTGACTACGGTCTTGGTGTCGCCGATCGGGATGATCTCCACGAATTCGCGGTCTTCGAAGATCGGACGCCCTTCTACCTCGGATTGAGCCTTGAGGTGGACGGCATCCATATAGAACTTGACGAGAAGGCCCTTGGCCATTGGTAGTTTCTCCGGTTGATGGGATTAGGCGATGCTAACGAACCAAGTGAAATTTTCCCCGAGTTCCAGGGAAAGCTTCGTCCGGTTCAGGTATTCGGTGACGGCCTGTGTCACGCCGAATTTGGGAAAGGCGGTATTTTCGTAGTCGTGGCCGCAGAGCCAGCCACCAGATTTCACTTTGGGCGCCCAAGCCTCGATATCGGCCTTGCAACCATCATAGGAATGGTCCGCGTCGATAAACACGAAGTCCAACGTGGCATCGGCTATCGTCTTGGAGGCCTCCAGCGACCGCATACGGGCGATCTGAGCGCGATTGCCGGCAAAGGCCACGCGATCCCGCGCATATTCATAGAACGCGTCCTGAGAGGCGCTGGACAGCTTTGCGTGCCAGTCCCCGCTATCGCCATCATAGGCGGCGCCATCGCCCTCCCAGCTATCGACCATCAACAGATCGAGATCCGGCATTGCCCGAAGCAGCGCGGCGGACATTTCGCCCTTAAACACGCCGATCTCCACGCCGGCAGGTTGCGATACGCCATCCATACGCCTGGCCACTTCACCGGCGCGTATTTCGGCCGGCGTGCATGGCATTTCCTGCATCATCTGCCTAGCCACGGTAGGCAGGAGACCGTCCCCGGCAACTGTGACCATGCACCCGTCGGAGAGCAGGCCCGGCATCAGTGCCTGGAATTCATTGACCTGCTGCGCCATCCAGGCGGTCGTCTTGAACCGGCGCCCTTCGTACAGTGCCTCTATGACCGTATCGCCATCGTTCCCGGTCTGGCGATAGGCGTGATGGTTTTCCTCAAACGAGCTATCGAAGCCGTAGAGGTGGAAATTCCGATACCCGGCGGCAAATCCCAGAACGATGGCGTTGAGCCCAACCGTTGAGCCGCCGCCAATCAGGTGAACAGGCTTGTCTTCCACGTCAGCCAGAAGATCGGCAACGCCTTCCGAATTCACATGCCATAGCGTCACGTCGAGATCGAGCAGTTCAGCTTTGTCGAACAACACAGGATGGCATTGCGAGGCCAACAGTAGCCGGGTCGTGAAATCCGGCAGGAAAGCGCCTGGAAGAAACGCCTTGTTCTCCTCCCTGGCATCTGCAATCACAAGCGTATCGGGAACGATGCCTTGCGTGTAGAGATAATGGGCTGCTCCGTTAAGTGCCCACACCTGCTGCCCGATGCTTTGGCGCCAAGCCAGTTCCTCGATTTTCTTCGAGACAGACGGGCCACCACCGACAATGCAGACATGCCCGTCATGTTCTGGCGCGGTATCGAACCAGGGAAGGTTTCGCTCGCTGCTGGAGCGGACATTCGCCAGCAATTGCTCATTGGCAGTGTTGCACACAGTATCTAGATCGGCGCGGCTCATGCCGCCGACCTTCCAGACCTCTGGAACCCATCCCGTGGAAATTTCATGTGGCCTTGGTTTGCCGTGAAACACGACGACTGACGCTTCTGCCGGAGGCGAGCGGTGAAGATTGTCCGCCTTGTAGGAGACAAAGAGGTTCGGAAACTCGTCCTGAAGCCGCACGGCGCTCTTGAGGCGGCAACGCTCAATCCAGGCCTGGTCTCCGCCGGGATCATCCTGCGGACACCCGGCAGCCTGATACGAGCGCCAGATATCAACGGTCTCGCCGGCCGCCCATGCCATGACAGCGGATTGCAGCCCTTCGGGGCGATAGAAATCTTTCAGGGTGGCAAAGGGGCCATCATAGGCGGCCAGTTCATCAAGGCGCCCGGTGATGACGGTATCGAGATCAAGGAAAATGACCCGATCGCCAACCGGAAACAGCCAATCCTTGTGAAGCGCCAGCTTCGACCACCACCCCGGCAGATCGGCAGGCAAGGGACGGACGATCACGCCCTTCGCATACTCATCAGGCTGGTCGGTGAAGCAGGTGAAATCTCCCTCGAAACCATCCGCCAGATTGCGGCGGACGGAATCGAAGAGGATATCGACATAGGCCGGGGCGAACGCCGCCCCAGCCCTGATGCAGCAAATATGCAGCATCTATTAGACCGCCGTCCCACTCTTCTGGGAGGGTCTGTTCAGCGTCACGATGGCCGTCGAGGTGGTCGAGGTGACGGTTGCCGTGGCAGCGAAGCGGGCGCCGATGATCTGGCGGCCAGCGACCGAGGTCTGCATGATGCGGCCGGCAGTTGCCGACAGATACACGCGCTGACCAGAGGCCGGGTCGAATTTCACGGCAGTCTTGTACATGACGGCATCGCCGGCAATCTGATACCAGCCGAACTGCGTTGCAGTCGCGGCGGACATCGAGACGGCCATTGGTGCGCCACCCGTGGCTATGCCGGAAGTCGTCGAGAGAGCGACAACGCCGGTGCTCGTCACGTAGGTGACCAGAGCGCCGACAAAGTTGCCGGTGACGCCCTGAAGGTAGATGAATTCGCCAAAGCCATAGGTCGGATCCTTAGCCGTGACGATAGTGCCGTAGGGATGGTTCTGTACCGTGTCCGTCGCGGCGATAGCCTGCACAACGGCGCGGGGTTCAACAACACGCCAAGTCATTTTGGGTTTCTCCTAATAAAGGGAAAGAGGGTGAAAGGCCGCCCTTGAGCGGCCTCATGGGGTCAGGCTCAGTCCTTCAGGAGGCCCTGGAGCGCGCGATTGGAGGTCGTCATGTTGCCGGCGAACATGATCATCTTCACGATGGCGTCCTGGTTGACGGGGACGCGATCGCCATCCTCAACCGACATGTTGCGGTCGCGTGACGGGCGATAGAAGATGTAATCGGTGTTCAGGAAGTACATGTGATTGGTCGGGGCAGCGCCGCCGAAACCACCGTCCAGAACAACGTCGGCAGTCATGTATTTCACGCTCGGGAAGCCGGCGGTCGCGCCGTCGGTCACGGTCGTGATGCGCTGGATGGCCTGGAGGCTTTCCAGGTACAGGCGCCAGTAGTTGTTGTCGGCCACGATGAGGTCGGGCTTGTCCGTGTTGCGGACGACCTGCACCCAGACGCGGTTCATATAGGACTGGATGTTAGCCGAAGTCGCAGCGGCACCACCGTCCGTGGTGGCGTCGAACGAGATGTTCTTCCAGAACGACCAGGTTGCGGCGCTGATGCCACCCACAGTCGTGCTCGCCGGAGTGTCGGCAACGAGAAGCTGGAGGCCACCGATCTGCTTGCCGCCATCAGCGGTGCCATCGGAATAGCAGTCCACGCCGATATTGTTCATCATCGTCTTTTCCGCGTTGCTGATACGCGATTCCAAGAGGTCGATGATGCGTTCCGGGCCGGCGTTCTGGATCTGCTCCAGGCCGGAGATGGTGACGGCTACGGAAGCCTGCTTCCAGTCGTATTCAGCCGCCGAGAAAACGTCCGACGGGGCAATGTTCAGGGTCTCGTAGCCGGAATAGCGCTGGTAGGTGCCATTTTCAGCGTATTCGAGTTCCTGCACGATGGTGCGACCGCCCGAGATGGGCTTAACCTTGCCCTTCGAGTTCAGGCGGTTAAGCAGAGCGGTCTGCTTGGTCACGTTGTCCGCGAGCTGCTTGGTGCGGCTACGCAGCGTGGTCGTGACAATTTCGGTCAGATTAGGCGATGCCATTGGTTAATTTCCTTTGAGGTCAGGTCCGGCCTGCCGCAGCAGCGAATTGCTGCTCAAGGGTGGCGCGGAGATCGAGGTTGGGAGCGACGGGCGGCGGGGTTGCTGCCGGTGCCCCGGTGATGGATGCGCCAGCAGCCCGCGCCTGATCGGCGGTTTGCTTGGCTTTCGCAGCCTGTTCGGCTCCCGATTTGCTCGTCTGCTCTTTGATGAGCGCCGCGCGAACCTCGGGGTTCATGAAACAGGCCGTTTCATAGATGGAGGCGAGATCGACCGGCTGACCGGACCGCTTTGCCTCGTTGATGAGAAGCACCATCTGATCGGCGACATTCTCGGAATATTTGTTCTTGGGATCAGCGAAGAACTGATCGACCTGATTGGTGATCTGGCTCTGCTTGTCCCCGTAGACGATCTGCTTGAGGGCGTTGATTTCCTGAAGCAGCGGCTGAATTGTCTGGTCTGCCTGCGGCTGAGCCTGCTGTGGTGTAGCCGGCTGGCCCGCAATGGCGCCCAGGTTGATCCCGTAGTTCTGAGCGAGCCACTTGATGGCGTTTTCCGGGTCTCGCTGAAGGAATTTGTCGGCCGCCGCGAGGCGATTGATATATTCCGGCAATGGGACGCCATACTGCTGCGCCTGTGGCGCGTGCTGCGTCTCGATAGCCTTGAAATCCTTGAGCTTGGCAAAGCCCCGGTCGATTTCCTCTTCCCGCCTGGCTACCGCTGCCTTGACGGCATCCGGCAGAGCGTCGAATTCTGACTTTGCGGCGACTGACCAACCCGGCGGAGGAGCAACGGCCTTGGCCGGGGCCTCTTCCTTGCCCGGCTCTTCTGCCTTTTCGGTGGCCGGCTTGGCCTCTGCGGCAGGCTTGGGAGCCTCTGCTTCCTTTGGCGCGAATCGCCCCTTTTCATCGCGGGCGCGGGCTTCCGCCTCCGCCTGTGTCTCCTGAGCGGGAGGTGCCGCCGGGGTTGCCGGAGCCGCAGGCGCGGCGGGTGCTTCGGGTACTGATGCCTTTTCGATCGAGGCCGCGATAGTGTCACGCAAAGAGAGTTCGGCCGCAGGCGCTGCCGCGTTGGTCAGATCGGTCATTTGCTCGTTGGGGTTGCGCCGTGCCGCGTCGATGTCGCGGGCGGCTAGGTGGAAAACGTCAGAGCGCCCCTTGGGCCTTCATCGCCTTGGCGATAGTTTCTTTCAGACCTTCCGGCTTGTATTCCTTGGGCTTTTGGTTCCAGTGGCCAGCATCATTGCCGACGATCTCGCAGCCTGCGTCCTTCACGGCGCGCTCATAGGCTGACTTGCTCTCATAGTGCTTTCCGTTGACTGGATTCCATGTGGAACTCATCCCGTCTGGGCGGATGCGCGGGGCCGGCAGATGGGACCTGGCAACATCGCGACTTTCTACCTTGCGGTAGACTTTCCTGCCGTTCCCGAGATCGAACCAGGCGAAATCCATTCCTTGCCTCACGTCGTCATGGAAATGAGATCGGCATCGCTGAACGAAATATTCGAACCCATGGCAAAACGCTCGTTGATGCCCATTATGCTGTTAGGGCCAGAGCCGTTGGTTCCAAGGTCGAAGTGATCGAGCGCTGGCGTGGAAGTGGCGCCCGTCCCGGCGCTTCCCAGATTGCCATTGCATGCCATTTTGATAGCCCCGCTGGACGTGAAATAGCCGGCCACCTTGTTGACGTTGCCGAGGCCGGTGCGCCATACCGACACCGGGGAAGTTGACGTTCCAGAATTGGCACTGAAGCGTACCGAACCATCGGCGTTGACCGAGCAGAAAATCCCGGTCGATCCGGTAATGACGAAGCCGCCCGTTGGTCGTTCGCTGCGCCCCTGCCAGTAGAAGCCGAAATACCCAGCGCCAACAGCCGCCAGGGGTCCGAGATCGGTAATGGCCGCATTGGGGCGCGACTGAGAATTGATGACCGTTGCCGTGGTCGTCAGATACCGCTGCGGCGTCGGGATATTGAGCCCTGAGATCGAAGGCACGCACATCTGCGCGAAGTCCACCGCGATCTGATCACCGGAGGTTCCCAACGAAATCCAGCAAACCGGATTGGTAACGGCCGCCGACGCAACATAAACCTGAGTGTAAGACGAGGAATTGATCAGGCTTGAAACGTCGGTTGTGGTCGTTCCACCATCCAGGGATAACAGCACCGTTCCGGTTCCGGTAACGCGCTTGATATCGGCGGAGAATACCTTGGCCGCAGATGCGATCGTGAAGCCTTGGGAAACCGCCCCGCCGTTAGCTGATGCGGTCAGAAGAGTTGCGGTGTTGGCAACCCCATCCGCGCCAGTCTGGTTTTTGGCAGTCGTGACGTTGGTGGCCGTCCAAACCGCATTAGTCAGGTCGCGGCACCAGAGGATCGAGTTGGTGCCCGACATATAGTCGAAATGGCCCTTAGTCGTGCGCCGAAGGCCGGCAGCACCAAGAGAAATCAGCTTTCCAGTCGCATCCGGGCAATAGGTCGCCGTGACATTCGACGGATCACGGAAAAGGCGCCCGTCATTGTTATTGTTGCCATAGGGCTGCGTGCCG